TATACGTGCGGCGGCTATTGCCGCTCTTGCTCCTGTTGATCTTGTACGTACTGCCATTAAAATATATCGGGTTTTATACGCTTATAATATACGTAATAATACTATTTATTCTCAAGACTATCAACCTTTGCTAAATAAGTATTTCAGTTTCCCACACAGATGTAATAAAATGTGCATTACTAACTCCCGCTTGATTATAGTCTGCATCTGGAGTAATTGATATACCTATAAGATTACCAGCACTTATAACAGGAGTATTATCAAAATTGCCCCTCTTCACTTCCATAGTTGTATCAGCAGATATAGTTGCTGTGTATTCAAAGGTGGCAACATCATCCGTTGTAGTATCTCCGCTGTCAACACGCTTAACTTTAAATGTTAAATCAGCCTGTTGGCTTACTGTATCTATTCTAAAGAACAATCTATGAAGGGTCATTTTATAAGGTGCTAAAAAACCAGTAGTATCAGTACCAGTAGATGTAATAGTTACAGCTTCTAAGTTGCTGTTCCAAGGTACATAATGCTCAGTAGTCCCTAAATCATCAGTAAAGTTGTGAGTAAAAACCTTATAATCTGTAAACCTTCTGGTAAACTTTAATTCTTCAGCCATCAACCTTTTATCTACGTATTCATTACCATCATAACTCATATAAGATTTCCACAGCTTGCCGTACTTCTTCCTGTATATAGCTAACTGTTTATTACTACTCTTTGCTATAGCTATCTGACCATCTGACATACCGCCAACAGACGGAGCACCATTAAATTCAGTAACGTCTTGCTTGGTATTAATTAGTTTTCTTATGTCCCTATTGCCAGCCATTATGAATACATCTTATTTGGTATTACTCTATACTCTATAGTCATATCGTTCACTTCAAATAATCCTGAAGATGGGAGGTTTAATTCAAATGCTATACTCTGACAGGTAACTGGAGTATCAGCTACAAACTTGGCAACGTCATAAGTAGCACCGCCATTACCAGTACTCTCTAAATATCCAGCACCACCAGTATCTCCCTGTGGTGTAATATTAGTACCAGTGGAGAAGTTGGCGTGACGTGCTATCCCATCAGCAGAATATTTTAATGGTGTTTGCTGTTCGGCACTCGATCTGTATGTCATAGTTACAGAGTATACCTTCTTCGTAACCCCCGGCATACCAAAATCTATATCCCTTGTAGAAAATCTTTGACCTGTTGTAGCAGACTTTACTGGCAGGTATTTATAAAACTCAACATCACTTGATGCATCATACTTGCCAACAGTTAAATTCTTATTCCAATCCGTAACGAAGTTGGTATATGTATAACCATCAGTAAATATTGTCGTATTATAAACCCACCCAGCACTGTCAAAATCATAAATAAAAGCTTGATTTGTATTCGTAGATGAATGATCTGGTGATCTAACTATTATCAATGAATTACTTATAGCATCGTACCCTATCATTGGGTCTTTAGCATTGGCTGATCCACGTGCAAATGATGCCCAGCTTGGTACAATAACATCTGAGGTATTATCAATACTGGTTGACTCAGTTGCGCCCATTATCTTGGACGTAAGATTATTAACCTTCTGACCATCATAAAGAAAACATCCGGCATCATTAACCCAAGCAATACCGTATGACGTTCTGGTTACACTGAATGGTTTATTAGCACCAAAATATTTTATAGTATCTTCCAAGTACCAGTTAGCAGGACTTGGATTAGCTATGTTTATAATGTGAACTAAGTTATGCTTAAAAGCAATCAGCCTATCTGCATACGTTTCTAATGCAGTATACTCTCCGTAGTCACCCTTGGATACATCTATAAAATTAGGCTCTGGGAATGTATCAAATCTATTAATCTCACTATACATGATCCTGTCACCATGTTTTTCAAGCTCACCACTCGCACCAAATATTTTTAAATTGGCTACAAAAGTCCTGCGATTGGCAATGACTGAAGACTTATACATCTCCCCCTTACCGCCAATAGAAATAAACCTAACGTCTGGAGAGAACCCATTGATAGTCTCATACGTATCTATATTCGGAGCAATAGAATTACCAGTTGCATTACCTAAGACATAGTAACCTTTACCAGATTGGTACGTCCAAGGAACATGATTACCATTAAGTGTCATACGTACGCCCTTAACTATATCTATATCAGCAAGCAACGTAAGGTCATCAGTAGTATTCTGTTTTCTAATGTATATCCTTCCGCCGGATACTCTGCCATTGTATGCAAGGTCAGCATATACAGAAACCTGTAACGCAACTGCACCTGCGCAGGGGTGTGTAAAAACTGCTATCGTCGCCGCTCCGTTACCCATCTTGATTGGTAACGATTCCTGATTGCCGTCATAGATAAATGACTGATAAAACTCATACGTAGCGGCTTCCCAATCCCCATCTGCCGAACCGTCATCTACTCCAATATTAAAACCAAGACCACGTTCAAGTATTGGAGAATCAGTATCAGCAAAACTTGCAAAAGGTGCAGTCCCGCTTAACGCACCGCCATACGCCCTGCTGTATGTAATTGTACTGCCTGTTGATTCTTTTGTACAAAATAAAAATTCCTGTGGGTATGTTCCAGTAGTATCAGTATCTAAGGCTGTTGTATTACTTATAGATATTACCTCACCAACAATACTTTGATCTAAAACATCAACGTTATCTGTATCTTCAAATGTAAAAGCTGTTGTTGTAGCATTATGAGCTCCATCTAAACGTAATGGATCGTCTTCAGTTGACTCTTCTTTATATTTAACAACACCACGGTTGGCTCCCTCTCCAGAAGATAGGTTAGTATAGTAATTAGTAGAAGTACTGCCGCTATGGCTTGTTGTTCCGTAAGCAAATGTAAAACCTGCAGTATTTTTTGGTGGACTTAAAGCGTTTGGATGTTCCTGCCACTCTGCAAATACAAGACCAGTAGGCAGGGAAAACTGATGTCTCTGTATATAACCATACCACTTTATAGAACTTGTGTTCTCTTCATTAATATTACAGACACGTAATGCCTCATCAACAAAGTGATATATATATTTGGCATCATTACCATCAAGAGTGGGCTGAATTGCAGCAGCTGTCCAGCCATTGTCTTTCGCACTGTAATCACTGGTTGCATTAGACGACCATACATCAATATTACCAGCACTGTCTACGTCACCTAAGGCTACGAGTTTATCACCAGTAGCTCTTACTACTTCTATCTGAGGATCACCTCCGCTATTTTCAGATGTAATAGGATTCCCTTTTAATACATAATAAACATCAGTACTCTGAGTCATAATATCTGTTACCGTAAAGACACCATTATTATTTACAGTTCCAGTTATTTTGATAGTATCACCAATTTTTATAAGGCTATCTGTATATATGGTGCTATTATTCGCATCGGTACCAGCATTTAACTTCATGTAACTTTCTTGCGGTACAGCCATAATTATAACGGACCATCTTCAAAAACACCGGGAGTATCAGAAGACGAACTAACCTTATTAAAATTTATTGCTCCAGCTGTTGATGCGTGTAATATTAGAGCATCACTGGAACCCATCTTAGTATCTGTAATGGTTACATTGGCATCCCTTCCATGATCAGACTCAAAATAAAATAAACCGTAACCGCCTGAACCTACAAGGTTAGCTGTTCTCTCTACAATATATTCACTTAAATTTGTATCACCGTCCTGATCTTCTATGTGAGCATAGAGCTTGCCAGCAGTTTTGATCTTACCCAAGGCGTCAATGGACATATTCTGTATATAAGAATACTCATTCTCTTTTAAATCCCTTGGGTCTTTGCGACTATTCATGCCACCAGACCAATCACGTATGGTGTAGTACTGCTTAGGCATTAGTCTTTTAATTCTATATGGACAAGGTCATCAAAGTTATTATCTTTGATCTCACCGTCACTATCCCAATCGCCACCCCAACGTATTTTAGTTCCTAACTGCTGACCTATGCCTCGTACCATACCACCCATATAATGAAAGCGTTCACGATCATCCCAATCAACAGGATACGGAGCAACGTCAACAGCTTTACCTTCCATATGTTTTGAGTACTTGACCTTAGTAGCACCTCGCTTTAAGAGTTCCTCTTGACGTTCTTTAGTACGCAACCCTTCAATAATAGTAACGTCCATAATCTTAATAAGCTCGTTTAATACATTAACAAG